GCCTTGCCGTGGGTCTGGATCGACTCCAGGTCCGGCAGGTAGTTCAGGCGGGTGAATTCTTCCTGGAAGATGTCCCAGTTCCAGGACACGAAGATCTCATTGATCACCGCGCCCATGTCGTGGGTGAGGTCGCCGTAATCCGCCACGGTGTCGGCGTCCAGGCGACGGACATAGCCACCGGTGGAGTGCACGGCCGTCATGCGCTGCAGGCCCAGCTGCCCGTCCGAGTAGATGGGGGCATAGCAGCCCATCAGCAGAAGAATCTCCTCCTCGAGAAACTTCTTGCCGTCCTCTTCCTCGAGCCCGGCCAGGCGAGTGACAAAGCCCTGGTTCGGATCATCCGCAACCCACAGGTCCTCCCCGATATTCTCGAAGTCGCTGGTGCGGATGAATTCGGCCGGAACGCCCAGGTGCCAGTGATCCGGCAGGTACTCGCCCGGGTAGCCGTAAATGGCGCCGGTGAGCACCGCGTAGGCCAGCATCGGCCCCGGCATCTCCAGATACACGAACTCGGTGACCTTGGGGCTGGATTCACTGTCGTCGGTGTTGCTGAGCTCGATGCGCAGCGGGGTGGTGCCGAACAGGCCCCGGGTCACGCCGGTGAACTTGTTGGCCTCCTTGCCGGTGTAGGACGCGATCTCGAAATCGTCGTCATCGCCTTCCAGGCGAAGCAGGCCGATCTTCTGCCCGGCGGCCACGGCCCCGGCCACGTTCGGGTGCTGGTACGCCTCAAACCCGTTGGTGGTCAGGACCTCGATCTCGTCAGCACCAGCCTCCAGGGTGCGGTTCAGGCGTGTCTCTTGCGGCGTGAAGATGTCCTCACGGAGCATCCGCTGAACGTCGGCGCACTTGAAGCTGTAGGCCTGGTCGCGGTAGCTGGCCTCGTCCACGATCTGAGTGGTGGCCAGGATATAGCTGGACCACGGCAGGGCCTCATCGCCGACATAGAACCGGACCGTCTTGCCCCGCAAACCTTTGCCCTGGCTCAGCCGCTCCGCCTGCAGCGCGGTCAGTCCATCGTCCAGCACTTCAAAGTTCAAGCTGCCGATCTCGGAGTTGGCCTTGTCCGGGTTCAGCTTCTGGGAGGTGCCGGAAATGCTCACCAGAACGCCCTCGACCACGTTCTCGCCGGTCAGGCCGGTGATGGCGTGTGAGGTCAGGTAGAACAGGTCATCGTCGCCGAAGTCGATGGACACGACGAACTGGGGCGCCTGCCACTGGCTGTCGTTGACCTCGGCAAAGGCGCTGTTATCGATTCTCATACGAACTCACGCACGTTGAAGTTGACCGAGTAGAAGCCGACGCTATTCACCAGCGACCAACTGGGGTCGCCATCGATCTGACAGGTGCGCAGCGTGCCGGAATGGGTTATTTCGAAAGTCTCGCCGCCGGCCACTGAATCCAGGAACTCCTCAAGCTGGGCCAGCTTCGCGGCGTCGTCCTCGGCGACTGTGGAGGTGCGCCACTCCCGGTCAATTCGGGTCAGCCGCTCGAAGCGCCGGCCGGACAGAGAGGTGGAGCTGGCCACCTGTCGCCGGGGGCGCGGCGTCCAGTCGGAAATGGGCACCTCGAAGGTGTACTCCTCGCCCACAGTCCGGCCGCCCGCCACGCTGCGCTTGGCGGTGTAGGTGATCGTTGCCATTCAGGGCTCCAGAAACGAAAAAACCCCGCCGAATGGCAGGGCCTGGGAAACTAAGCCCCGCCGGAGCGGGGCTGACCTGTCGAATGAGCCTACTGCATGGCTTTGGCGCAGTAGGGTGACGCCTCCACCAAGCCCTCATCCGGGCGCAGAGTGGCCCGGCTTGCATGTGAATAATCGGGGCGAATGATCAGCTTATCCGGCACCAGGTCGATGATGGAGGCCATTGAGCCATCCTGAAAAACCAGCCCTTCGCCGTCGTATTTCATCCTGTTTACGGCGTGCTTCTCGTTCCAGGAGTAGCAGTACAGGCCCGTGCCATCGCTTTCTACCTGCAGGGTCAGCAAATAGGGCCCCATGCTTCCGGTCCATGTGCCAACCATCTGCGATGGCGCCGGAGCCGGCCGGACCTCGGAATAGCGACTATCGAGAAGGCCATCCAACGGCGTGGCGCAGCCGATCAATGCTGCGGCGGCAGCCACAGCCATAAGAAAGTGTTTCATCTCATCGTCCCCTGAGCATTCTTCCGTTTCTGGATTTGGGGTCGATCACCACCCTGTCGAGATTGTTGATCTCGTCCCCCATCTTGTTCAGGAGAGTATCAGCAAGTTCGTTCTGATCGAAGCCTGTCACGTCACCCTGGAACACGATGGTGAGGCTGCCCCCAGAATCGCTGTCTCTCGGGGGCAGCGGGCTTGGAGGTGCCGCTTCAGGGCTGCCGCCAAAGCCGCCGCCAGCTCCCGAAGGGCTGCCGCCGCCGGCGCCACCCATGAAGCCCTTGGCCAATCCGGTGGCGGCAATCAGGCCGACCTGAAGCTTACCCCACGCCATGATGCTGGCTGCTGCCGGAGGGCCTGCGATTGGGCCAAGTTCTGCAACGGCCCGGGTGGCGGCCACCAGTGTATTGGTCCACGCCATTGCCGCAGACAGAGCAGTCTGAACGCCAAGCACCACATTGGCGACCGCCTCGTTCTCGCGGGCGAAAAACTGCAGCAGCCCCACCCCTTGCTGGGCCGCCGCCAGCCGGGCAGACGTGACCATCTGGCTGGCTTTCTGCTCGCGCTCAATGTCCAGACTCCTGAGCGCGTCCAGCTCGTCGTAATACTCGCGGTTGGATTCCTGGAGCAGTGCATTGGCTTCTTGGCGGTCGATCTTGCCGAGCTCGTAGGATTCCAGGATGGTCTCCCGGCGAAGCATCAGGTCTTCCGCTAACAGTTCCCGCTCAGAGGCATAGCGGTCCTGAATCTCGCCGAGGTCGCGCTCCAGTGCTCGCTCAAACTCCGCCTTCTCCTCCAGCGCCTTCTGCTCGGCCTCATACGCCTCGATCTGCCGGTATGACCCTTCGATGGCGGCCAGCTGCGCAGCGGTGGCGCCTTCTTTCCTGGCCCGGTATAGCTCCTCCTGGCGGGCCGTCATGCCCAGGGTTTCCGCTTCGAGCTGGAGAGCTGCGACGCGCTTCTGGATGGAGTCGGTGGCTTTGTCTTTGCCGCCGCCGCCGAGCGGTTCGGGCGGATCGCCACCGCCCTGGTCCGGGTTGGTGTTGGCGCCGGCCCCGACGTTGTTCTGATTGAACTGCTCCCGGAGCCGGATAGCGTCAGCAAGGCGCCTTTCCATTTCCTCGAGCTTGGCGTTTTCTCGGTCGAGAATGCCCTGTTCTTGGCCTGATATACCTCCGCTGCCCTCAAAAAGCGCCGTCAAGCGGCGCATCTGCTCTTCCTGGTCCGCTACGGCACCTTCCAGGCGAGGGATGTCGTCGGCGGCAATTCCGTGGATTTGCGCCGCAAATTCCTCGCCCAGCCATTTGGTGAACTTCACGCCTTCGGTCGTTGCAGTGCCCAGCCATCGGGCCAGCGTGGCGATACCTGTTCCCAGGGAGACGACGCCCTCCTGAAAGCCCGGATCGGTCACCAATCCGCGCAGATCATCAATGGCGTCATTGAAGCCGGAAACGTCGGTCTCACCGAAGGTGTCAATCAGGTCATTGCGGAGCTGCTGGAGGGACTGGCCCACGGTGCGGGGCATGTCCTGGAATTCGCGGTTGATGCTGTCCGCGCTGGACAGGAGTGCCCGGGTCACCGCCGAGCCGGTCAACTGGCCCTCGGCACCCAGCTCGCGCAGCTGGCCGATCGTCACGCCCAGGCCGTCAGCAATGGCGCGCGCCAGGCGGGGGCTGTTCTCCAAAACCGAGTTCAGCTCTTCGCCGCGCAGCGTGCCGGAGGCCATGCCTTGGGAAAGCTGGAGGGTGGCGGAGGCCGCTTCCTGCGCGCTGGCGCCGGAGACCACGAACGACTGGTTAATCGCTCGGGTGACCGTCAGAAGCTGCTGGTTGGTCAGGTCCAGCTCTTCACTGGAGCGAGCCAGCCGGGCGTACAGGTTGATGGTTTCGCCGAGACCGCCGCGGGTGTCCTGGGCCAGCTTGTAGGCCGCCTCGTAGGTGTCGTTCAGCTCCTCCTGGCTCTCGGTCACCAGCCGCAGCTGGGAGCGCAGCTCGGAGTAGGTGTCGGACGCCTGAACAACGGCGCGGATCGCCACACCAATGCCCACTGCGCCGAGCACATTGCGCAGGCCGCGATACGCCCCACCCAGCTGGTCGGTGGCACGGGTGAGCCGCTCGGTTTCCTGCTCGGCCCGGCGTGACTTGTCGGTCAGGCCATCCAGGGACCGCTGGCCACGGTCGACTTCACGGCTGTCAACGGCTAGTACGAGACGCGCTGTTTCGGTCATGCCATGCCTTTGATCTCAGGTGATCCAGATGCCGCAACACGTCCACCTCCCAGGGCAGGAGGTGGATTCGCTTCAGTGCGGCCCAGTGGTGGATCTCGGTGTAGGAGCAGTCGCCCAGCTCACAGAACCAGCCCCACAGGTAGCCGGTGCCTTCCGGTGGCGGGTCTGTTCTCAGGCTCTTGGGTTTCTTGCCGGTCTGGCGGTAAACCGCCTCAAGCTGCTGCCGGCGGCTGGCGCCGGTCTTGGGGTCCGGGATCGTGTCCCCTATTTCTTTTCCCGCCCACTCGTAGAGTCGGTGGACGGCTTCCTGAAAAAACGCGCATCACGCGAGGCGTGGCGGTCGATCATGTCCCGAAGCTGGGGGGCTTCGCGGAGCAAGGTCTTCACATTCTCCTCGGTGAATTCCTCCTCCAGGTCCCAGCCGGCCACCAGGGCCGCGCACAGCGTCACATGGCGCTCGGTGCTGTCCACGGCCTCACCCTTGGCCAGGACTTCCATGTCCTGCCGGTAGGCGTCCTGCTTGGCCTGCTGGAAGGCGTCAGACCATTGGGAGCGGATGATCAGGTGGTGGTCGGTGGGCGTGCCGTCGGCGTAGGACAGGGGCACCTTGGTGCCCTCGTTGGCCTTCTCGCGGGTAAACAGAGCTTCCATTTTCATTACGCAGCACCCCGCATAATCACGATCTGGCTTTCCTCGGTGGCGTCAAAGAGTGCCTGGAATTCCATGCTTACGTACACCTCACCCTCGCCGCCCACGTCCGGCTGGCCGGAGGTGTACTTCACGCGCGGCAGGCTGAACGTGTAGGCGTTCGTGCCGTCGCTCAGGGTGAATTCCAGGCTGGATTCGGTCTCGTTCAGGAACTTCTCGTAGAGCGCCACGCTGTCAAAGAAGGTGGTGACGTTCCCGCTCACATTGGAGCGTGCAATGCTGATGCATGCTGCGGTATCCGAGCCCACCACGAACAACGGCGACAGGCCGTTCTCAAGGGTGAGGGACATTTCGGTCACCCTGCCGTTGGATGCTCCGCCCTCGCTGACCTGGCCGGAGAACGAATCGAACGGGCTGGTGGTGCTTGCGTCCTGATAGGTGGCGCCGGCAATCGGGGTCTGCGCTGGCGCATCCATGGAGCGCCCCACCAGACTGAACGAACTGGTTACGATGGCGTTGGTGGAGACGGTCAGGTTCCAGGTGTTGAACTCACACCCCAGATACCGCAGGTACTGGCCGATGTCCGCGAAGTGGCGCTCGATGGTGAACGGGCGACGCTGAACGCCGGCCTTGAGCGTGTCGGTGCCGGCCGAGGGCGCGTCTTCCTCCCATGTGCCGCACAGCACCGCCTCCAGCATCGGGCCGAACGCACCGCCGTAGCTCAGCTCGGTGGAGATGTCGCCGCCGACCTGTTTGTTGCCGTGGCGCATGTCGGCGATCTGCCGGTCGGCACGCAGCTCGTTGCTTTGCAGGGCCTCCTTCGTCAGGGCCAGCGTGGTGCCGGTCTGGCGAATCGGGGTGAACGCGGGGGTTGCCGGAGTGGTGCCGGCTTCGGTTTCGGCCACCAGGGCCATAGAGTGGCGTGAGCCGTTTGCAGGGCAGGCCATATCGAACCTCCGTCATTGGGAAAGCCACGTCTCACGACGGGGCGTTTGGGTCGTCTCACGACGGCCAGAAACAAAAAAGGGCCGCCAAATGGCAGCCCTTCGGGGATTAATGCACCGCGCCCCCACGTCTCACGACGGTAGGGCGCAGCGGCTTTAAACGGTTCTCAGTTCCAGCTCAACGTCCACCTTGCTGATATAGCGATGAACGGATTGGCCCATGGTTGTGATCGGGGTGTTGGTCACATCCAGAGACGGAGCGCACAATCCACCTGTAGCCTGGTGAAACTCATCAACCGCCCTCTGCACTTTTGCTCTAAGGTTTTCGGCCGCTTGGTCAAAGGCATAGGTGGTAATTGGACTGGCCATCTCTCTGCCAGGGTCGATTTCCAAATCCGGGTCGTGGGGACGATCGGGGTAGATAGGATTCATTC